GTATGAATAATTATTTGATTCTTATTATTATAACTTATTATAAATGTATCATATTGCCAGTCTATATTTGATAATATTTTATCTGAAATATATGGTGTATCTAATGTACTTGTATCTAATGGTAATTTTGTTTTTATAATATTGTGATTTGAATTAATATTATTTAACTTTTTATGCAGTGTATTCATATATTATATCGGTCATAATTTTATTAATTGTTATTGCTAATTCTTGATTTTTTTTAAATTGTAATAATTCACTTTTATAAATCATATATTTTATTTTTTTATTACATTGTAATAATGACCATCCCAATTTGTGTTTTATCCATAATCCATCTATATTTTGTTGCTTTTCCAATTCTATTATTGCACTGCCTTTATTAATTGTACAAATTATTTTAGATTTTATATTCGGAATATCTCTAACATATACTCCACAAAAATACATTATTACTAATTCATTCATACAATGGTATTATAATATATTATGATATAATATCATTAAGATTAACAATATTAAAATCACTATTATGCTTAATTGATTTAACTTTATCAATCTTCTCATTATAAACTTTTTCTAATCTTTGTAATTGTTTATGATCTAATGTTCTGAAAACAATGTTAAAATAAATATATAATTTACCACGAGGTATCTTAATTTCTAAATCAGACTCGGGGTTGATAAAATCAACATTTGGTAACCCCTTATCTTCAATCTCAATTAACCTTGACTCTAATAGTGTATCTCTTTTAATATTTATAGTTAAAATAGTTCCATCCAACATTTCTATTTCATATTCTTTATCTTGATAAATGTCAATTGGTGATATAGTTTTAGTATAAATTAAATCATTAATATTAATTCTTTTGAAATTCGGGTCTTGTTTATCAAATAATTTTATGATAATATCCCCTGGAATACATTTTACATTTTTAATTTCATTTCCTTCTTTATAAAAACAAATTTCTCTCTTATGTAAATTTAAATTAAACTCTTTAACATCTTTTTGATAAATATTATTTAAATTTTTCATTCTTCCTATTTTTAATGGCTTAGTAACACAATTATAAATATCTTCCAAATTAACATTGATGTTATATTTGATATCATCTCCTTTTTGAAATTCTTTATTTTCACTATCATTATCTTTGTACATTTTAAAATTAACACCATATTTTGTATTAACATTGAATGAATAATCATTCATCATTTCATTAAACATTCCATATATATTTTCCATATTTCCCATTGCATTAAACATATTTGAATATACTTCATTAAATTCATCGGTTTCAGAAAATATCCCCAAATCATATTGTTTTTTTAATTTTGTATCCGATAATACCCTATATGCACTTACCAACTCTTTAAACTCACATTCTGCATTTTTATTATCAGGATTTCTGTCAGGGTGTAATTTCATTGCTTTTTTTCTATACGCTTTTTTAATTTGATCATTCGATGCATCTTTTTCTAAATCAAGAACTTTATAATAGTCCATACTATATATTTCTATATATTAACTTTTAAGTCTTTTATCTAATAAATATAAACTTAAATATCAAATACATTATAAAACAATAAAATAATACTAAGAAAAATTTAGATATTGTTCGCTTTATATACACTTGATTTCTTGGTAAACAAATCACACGTCCGCATTTTGCATAAGGTGATTCTTTCAGTATAACTGTTTCTTTGCATATTAAACAACTATTTTCTTTATTTACATTTATCCAATTTATTAAACATTTTTTATGAAGATAATATTTACATTTACATGGCTTTTCCAAAAATGTTTCACTTATTTTATCACATTCGTCTAAACATATTATACATTCATTGGATTCTTCATTTTCTTTAATAATCAATGCAGTTTCCATTTATATTATACATATAAAATATAAATGATATCAAGAGCAAAAAAAAAACAGTGGCTTGATTGGTTATATGAAATATTTGGATACTAATAGAGATTTATAATATTAATGAATATATATTTATTAAAAATTTTTCAAAATGAATCGGAGGTTTATTCCCTCCAAGTATATCAATATCACATTTACTTGCTAAATTTATAATTTTAATTTTTTGTTCATTATTTAATATTAATAAAAAATCATCTAAAATAGCCTTAATATATTTTCTAAATTCAATACCAGATGACCCCCCGTCCACATACATATCATATATATATTCCTTGAATATTTTATAATTACCAACATTTAATTTTGGTAACATTTTAATTATTTTTTTACTTTTTTTAATATAATCAAAATCAATGTTCTTGAATTTTTTTTTTATATAACACATTTCTAATAATGTAATTAATTCTTTCAAATTTCTACTTTTTTTTTTAATTATTGTTAAATTTCTTTTTGATAATTTAATTCCTTCTTTTTTTGATATATCTTTTAATACAATATCTATATATTTGTCTTTTGGTGCAGGTATTCTAATAGACATAAATCGGCTTCTTAGTGGTTCAATAATAGTAGAATATTTTGATGTGATAAAAATAAATTTAGATTTACTTTTTTCTATTATTCTTCTCAACATTGCCTGTGTATTATAACTTAATTTATCCGCATTCTTAATAACTAAAACTTTATAATTATTTGTTAATATACTTTTTGTTGATGACAAATTTGCAATTAATTCAGACACAAATATCTTATCCTTATTTAAATAATTAGAAACATCAAACTCGAAATGATAAGGGGAATAATAAAATTTCAAACTCTTTTTTTTATCAAAATTATAAACACCCTCTTTCATATTTAATGCACCATTGCCAAAATATTCTCGTAAAAAAATTTTACATATTGTTAATTTCCCAGAACCAGGATAACCATAAAATAATAAATTATTTGTTATTCCTATTTTATAAACCATCTCGAAAATTTCTTTATTATATAACAGTTCGTTAACAGATTTAGGTCGATATTTAATAAAATACATTATATTATTAAATTAACTAAGATAATTTATAAAAAAATTCCCTTTTTATTCTATTTTACATCTGTTTTACATATGTTTTATATTCTTTATAAATTAATGATAATAGTTTTTTAGATTTTGAATCATCCATCAAATTAAATATATGTTTCTGATTATCTATAAATTTTTGTGGTATTTGTGAATAATAATTACATGTATTGAGTTTCATATACACCCTTTTAACATTTCCTAAAAAAATTTTTATCATTGTTTCATTCACCCCGTCATCATTCCAATTTTCACCATCATAATAACAAAACATTTTATTACCTACAACTCTAAATGGCAAATCTAATTTCTTGGGAAATAATATTTTAAAAAATTTAAATTCCGCAGACGGACCCCTTGATTCTAATAATTTTCTAATTTTTTTTTCATTTACATATTTAAAATAATCATCGTTATTTCTTATTGAAATTTTATAATCTCGTTTTTTAAAAATTGTGTTATTAAATTTATTATTTAATTTATCAACTTTATCATTTAAACTTAATAATAAGGTATAAATTGTATTAATATTAATTGTATTATTAATATTGTTAATTGTATTGTTAATTTCCATGATCTAATATTATAATTATATTTTCTCTTTATATAATCGTTTTTATTACAATAATATTTTATTTATTATTTATAATGAATTCAAATGACACGCTTATTAATAATATTAATAATACTATTCAAAAATTAAATACTCTAAAAGATTTATCGCTTTTGTATAATGAACAAGAGTCATTATCAATAGAAGATTTTTATGATATACAAGAATTACTTGACTTGATTGATGCTAATATTGATGTATCCTTGTATAAAATTGATAAAAAAATTCCCATTACTAATAAAACAATTGAAGATAGAATTAATGAATATGAAATTGAAAAAAAAACATTAAAACCATTTATCCCATTATTATTAATTTATCATATGTTTATTTCTACAAATCAATAATAGGAATCTGTACAACTTCCATATATTCACAAAATAATTTATTATATTTTTCTTGTTCTTGACCTAGATATTGTTTTATAATTTCATCCCATCTATTATTTATCATTTGATTATATTCTTCTGTATATTTTTCTTTAAAAGTTATTAAGCGTGATGTTAATTTAAAAAAAGCATCTACATTTTTTCGACATTCAGCTTTATTGTTATCTCCAATATCAAGTATTATTTCCGAGTTATTTCCTCTATTAGATAAAATAAAAATATTTTCAATATATCTAAATGCCTTTAACATAAATTTTTTCCTGTCTGGTATAAGTATCATTTCTATATTACTTTCTTGTTTATCATTATGTTTTTGTATATCCATTCCTGTTAAAGGTGGTGTTGGTGTAGTATACATTAAACTTGTATTTTTTAAAAAACTTGGTGAAAAATCTTTATCTAAATCTTTATTTTCTTCATGTTTATTATCTTCATCTGTTATCTCTATTTCATATTCAGATTCTCTTAATTTTTTATATAAATATTCAATTCTATTTAAAAATAATTTTAATTTTGTTTCATGAGATACCCCATTTATTTTATTTTCCATTTTATTTTTCTTATTTATTTTACCATACCTCGATGATAATTCTAAATATAACCAAATTTCTTGTTCAATTTTATTCTTATAGGCCATATATAAAAAAAATTTTTTATCCCATTTATAAAAATTAATATAAGAATTTATAATTGATATAAATAATTGTAAAATCCAAATAAATATAAATAATATTGAATTAAATCCTATGCTATTTGATGCATTAACTGTTGACCCACTAATAGACATTAATGCAGGTGTTATAATTCCCGCTGTAATTATAAATAGTTTTGATATATTATAATAATTATATATTGATTTGTAATTACGAGAAACAAACGTAGATATTCTTTTAAACCTTGTTAAAATTATATTTTTATCATTATCTGTTAATTCTGGTAAACTAATTATTAAATTATAAATTGTATCAAAATCATCTATTGAATAATATTTACAATTCCCACAACAATATGATTCATTATAATTCTCTTTTTTTAATATAAATTGATTCGACATTAATATTATTTAATAATATTTTTTTAATATCATACACATATTTAAAAACTCTTTCAAATTACTATATTTGGGTATAGTTGTAAATGTTTTGATTTTTTTTGCAATAACTATTTCTCCAAATTGTTTTACATTTTCACAAAAACTATGATGTTCACATATGGTTTCATCCCATTTAACCTTATTATAAACATCTGTTTTAATTAAACAAAATCCACCAAATGCAGAATCTACGTATTCTAAATCTGATTCCATTTTAAATAAATCAGATTCATCTACCTTAATATTAAATACATTACGATGATTTCTACAACGTTCACATTGACTAAACATACATGTATTATCATTATTTTCCCATGTTATTCGTTTTCCACAAGTTTGAACAGCCAAACTATCATAATAATGTCGTTCATCATTTGATAAACTTGATTTATAGTAATCATAACATATACAATAAGGAGTTACCATTGCAATATTTGAATTATGTGCAAATACATCTAACATTTTTTTTAAAGTTTCTTCATGAAATATTACATCAGAATCTATCAATAATGTATAATCAGAATAAAGAATGCCATGATGTTGTTTTAACTTATTTCTTATACGACACATATGAACACCTCTTGATTTAGAAATACCCTCCATATTATCTTTTTTATTATCTAAGCATATATTCTCGGTTATCAACATACCTTTTCTATTTTTCATAAAATTATGTAAACATGTTTTTGTCAAATCTGTTGAATCATTCTCATAAATAAAATATTCAAAATCATATAGATATTTGTCTTCTAATTTATTTATTAACTTGTCAAAAAAATAACAATATTTTTCTGAATCTTTTACCATAAATACAATACTTATTTTCATTTATTATTAATAAATAATAAAAAAATTTATATTAAACGTCAAAAACAGAATAAATGATTAATTTTGAAACATCCATTTTTGATTAAATTGCGGGCTCTGTGTACAAGGGTCTAAACGCAATATCATTAATTTCTTATCTTCTTTTAATTTCTCTCTCTGTTTATTTTTACCAATTGCATAACTAAACTTATCTGGTTTAACATCATTCCCTATACTTAAACATTTTTGTTGATTTGACGCTGGTCTTATTGTCATATCTTGTTCATGATATCTCCACTGATTTGATTGTCCATTTTTACAATTCCCCATATATACCTCAGGCCCACTAAATTTTAAACATTGTTTCATATCATAATGATTCTTTATTATACCCGCAGACATCATCGTCCACATTTGATTTGGTGCAAATGTCCATGAACCCATATATGCTTTACTACTTTTACCCATTCCATACATTCTATCTATTACCTTCTCGGGATATTGGGCTGATACTAATTTACCTTTACCAACATGTATCCCACCCGATGGACCATGTGACCCCCGTATCCCCTTATCGCCTTTTGCTCCCTGTTTTCCCGGTACAATTGGCATTTTATTAAATCCATCTTGTAATTGTTCTTTTATAATTTTTTGGATTGCTTTTTTTTGATTATCGTTCAATGGATCTTTTGTATTATTTGAACCTTCAAATAAGAAATTTTCTTGAACATTATAACATTTATAAACCAAAATAGATATTACAATAGATATTACAAATAATATTAATAAATAATGTCTCATATACTAAGATATTAGATTTTTTCCTCCAAATAATTCTTATTGATTGTAATACATGGATGAGAACAAATAAAAAATCTTTCATTTTTTTTAATGCTTAAAAGACAATTTAATATTATTATATATATGGAT